ATCCAGGGATATCAGCACCATGACCGTGGTCGAGAGCGCGGCGCGGCTTCCGCGCCGCAAACGTCACAATCCGCACGTCGAGGCGGGCGGCGCGATGGCTGAGATCATAGCGCCGCTTGCGTGCGCGGGACGCCTGAGCCAGCGGGCCATGTTGGCCGCACACCGGTTCCTGACCGATCTGCAGAGCGATGCCGGCACGTCGGGCAACATTGCGAGCTGCTATGCGGAGCGCGTGCAGGCCTCGCTGCGAGGCGGACGCGACGCTCCGCTAGGCTGGAGCGGGGCCGGCGAGCGGGTGCAGTGCATCCTCGACCAGCTGTCGGGCTATGAGCGCGAGGTGCTCGATTTCCTGATCCGCAACAGGGAATATCCGCGCCGCGGGCTGCACGAGTGGGGCAAGGCCAAGGCACGATACGCCGAGAGCCATTCGGCCGCCGGCTATACTGTTGGGCAGATCGCCATGCTGCTCGAGCGGATCGCCGATCTGTATGCCCGCTATTCGGTTTTGCCGAGAGTGTGACTCGATAGACACACAATCCGGCGCAGCGCTATGATAGATACGGGTAAATCGCGGATGACCGCCCGAAGCACGCCGCACCAGGCCTCGGGCGGTTTTGTTTTACGCGGTACGCTCGACCGGAGTGCGCCTGTCGGGGCAACCGGACGCCACTCACATCATCACGCTAGAGCAGATGGGCTGAACCGGCCATGAACGTTCACGACGTGCTCAATCCGATCCGGCAGATCCTCGGCGTTGCTGCGATCATCCTCGCCCTGGCCGCGCTGCTCAAGATGACGGGCTTCGTGCCGGTGCGGTTCTCGGCCATGGAACTCGCCGCGGTCGCCATCGCCTGCGGGCTCGCCAAATGAGCGGGTGCAGGATCGGCAGGGTGACGCTCAGGGTGCCCGACAACGTCGTCATGCTGGATGGTGCGACCACTCTCGATCTTCCGCCTGCGCGCGTGCTCGCCGGCGCCCTCGAGGCCAACCTCGACGCCGTGCTGGTCTTGGGGCTCGACAGAAATGGCGGGGAGTATTTCGCGGGTTCCACGTCCGATAGCGGGCTCGCACTCTGCCTCGTCGAGCGGTTCAAGTACCTCCTCATGCGCGAGGTGGATGCGGCATGAGCACCCGCTACATCCCCAGATCCGCATGGACGCGCAAGGCGGTGGCCAGGCACTTCGCCATCGCCCGGGCCCGCAAGGCCGATCGCGCCGTGAAGGCGTGGCGCCGGAAGGGGAAGACGGTGAAGGAGACGTCTATACGGTAGCAGGATCCCGTACATGTAGCATGTTGTCTGAAAAGGAAATCACGGAAATCAGGTATGCCTGGAGGTCGACGGCCGGGGGCAGGCCGTAAGAAGGGGTCGGTGGCCAAGCACCGCAAGCTGGCTGCCGAAGCGACGCTCAAAGCGGTCGGCAATGAGATGACGCCGCTCGAGTATCTGCTCCGTGTGATGCGCCATGATCCGGACGAGGCGCGCCGGCTCGATGCCGCGAAAGCCGCAGCCCCCTATGTGCACCCACGCCTTGCGACGATGGAGGGCAATTTCAATCTGTCGATCCGCAGGCACGAAGAAGCGCTCGCCGAACTCGACAGCGCAGAATGACTATGCCCTTGAAAGTGCTAGAGAATAATGCAGTCCTAGCCGCACAGATTTTGACGTGCCGTATGGTAGTGCAGCCAGGACTGCGTAGGACCGCGAAATTACCGTTTGTTATCAAGGGCTTGTGAAAAACGCCAAAAATGCACCGTTGCGACCAAAAAAACCTAATGAAATCAATGGTCGTTATCGAGCGATCTGATGCACGGGTGATGTAAGTGACGGAGCGGGAGCGTGCCATCCGTCGCAGGCTGCGCGATGACTTCGTGCACTACGCGCGCAAGTGCCTGCGCATCCGCACCAAAGCGGGAGCGACGGAGCCATTGCTGCTCAACCGCTCGCAGCGCTATCTGCACGAGCGCCTCGAGGCGCAGCGCGAGCGGCAGGGCAAGGTGCGGGCCCTGGTCCTCAAGGGGCGTCAGGTCGGGATCTCGACCTATATCGCCGGACGTTATTACTGGCGCGCCTCGCACCGGCGGGGCTGCCGGGTCTACATTCTGGCGCATCTCGACGATGCCAGCGCCAACCTGTTCACGATGGCGCGCCGTTATCACGACCACTGCCCCGAGCTGGTGCGACCGCAGACCGGGGCGGCGAACGCCAAAGAGCTCAATTTTCCGCTGCTGGACAGCGGCTACAAGGTGGCGACAGCCGGGTCGCAGGCGGTGGGGCGCTCCGATACGATCCAGCTTTTTCACGGCTCAGAACTCGGGTTCTGGCCCAACGCGGATGCGCATTTCGCGGGCATCATGCAGGCGGTGGCCGACGCGCCGGGCACCGAGGTTGTGCTCGAGAGTACCGCCAACGGTATCGGCAACACGTTCCATGCGCTATGGAAAGCGGCCGAACGCGGGGATAGCGCCTTCGAGGCGATTTTCATTCCCTGGTATTGGCACGAAGAATACGCAAGCCAGCCGCCGGAGGAGTGGCAGCCGCCGCAGGCCTGGCTCGAGTACGAGCAGGCCTATGGCCTGACGCGCGCCCAAACATACTGGGCCTATCTGAAGAACCGCGACCTGTCGGTGATTGCCGGCGGCGGACCGGACGAGATCAACTGGAAGTTCCGCCAAGAATATCCGGCCAACGCCGACGAGGCGTTCCAGACGTCGGGCACCGAGGCGTTCATCCCGCCGGACGCTGTGCTCAAGGCGCGCAAGGCGCAGGTGGCCGGCTACGGGCCGATCATCCTCGGGGTCGATCCGGCGCGCGGCGGCGGCGACAAGACGGGCCTCATCGACCGGCAGGGCCGGCGGCTCGGCGGGCACGTGTGCCGGCGCATCGATCAGGCCGACCTGATGGCGGTCGCCGGCGAGATCCAGCGCGAGGTCAAGCGCATCGGTCCGGCCAAGGTGGTGATCGATACGACCGGGCTCGGGGCCGGCCTCTATGACCGCCTGCGCGAGCTGCTGGGCGATCTCGTCGAGGGTGTCAACTTCGGCGCGCGGGCCTACGACAGCGAGGCCTACGCCAACCGGCGTGCGGAGATGTGGGATTTGATGCGACAATGGTTCGACGACCCGGCGGGGGTGCAAATTCCCGACGACGACGCGCTGCAAGGCGATCTCTGCGCCCCGGCGCGCGGGCGCGGGGCGACGCATTTCCGCAGCAACGGCCAGCTCGTGCTCGAGGACAAGGACCACATCCGCGAGCGTCTGTCGTTCTCGCCCGACCTGGCCGATGCGGCGGCGCTCACCTTCGCGATCGATCTCGGGTCGCTGCGGCAGGAGGATTGGACGGCGTTCGGCGTTGAGGGACGGGGCGGCGGATGGCTGGCGGCATGAAAGCAGTGGGCCCCAATGCCGACCTCGTCGACATGGCGCGCGAGGCCATTCAGGAGGCCTGGGATTTCGATCAGGACAACCGCCGCGAGGCGGCGACCGATCTCGAATTCGTGGCCGGCAAGGGCCAGTGGCCGGAGAGCGTCAGGCGCGAGCGCGAGGCCGACGGCCGGCCCATGCTCACGATCAACACGCTGCCGCAGTTCGTGTACCAGGTCACCAACGACATCCGCCAGGCCGATCCGGCGATCAAGGTGTCGCCGGTCGATGACAAGTCCGACCCCGAGCTCGCCAAGGTCTACAACGGCCTCTTGCGTCAGATCCAGTATCAGTCCTCGGCGACCCACGTATATGCCGCGGCCGCCTCGCACCAGGTGATCTGCGGCATGGGCTGGTGGCGGGTCACGTCGATCTATGCCGACGACATGAGCTGGGATCAGGAGCTGCGGATCAAGCTCATTCCCAATCCGCTCTCGGTCTACTGGGATCCGGCAGCGGTCGAGCCGGACAAGTCGGACGCCAAATGGATCGCGGTCACCGAGCTGTGTCCGAAGAGGACGTTCGAGAAGCTCTATCCCGAGATCGCCGCGGAGAGCATGCCGGTGCCATCCGACAACCGCTCGGACAGCTTCTTCTGGAACGTGGGCGGCGACTACGTGCGCAAGGCTGAATTCTGGCGCAAGGTGCCGGTGCGTCGCCGGCTCGGGCTGACGAGCGAGGGCCAATCGATCGATCTGACGGACGTGCCGCGGGAGATGATCCCGTTTCTGCCGCCAATCGTCCGCGAGCGGGTGGTCGACACCTATCGCATCGAGCAATTCGTGTGCAGCGGGTCGGCCATGCTGAGCGAGATCACGCAGTGGCCGGGCAAGCACATCCCCATCGTGCCGGTGTTCGGGTCCGAGGTGCCGCTCGAGCGCGGCGTCGTGCGGCACGGTCTGATCCGGTTCGCGCGCGAGCCGATGCAGCTCTACAACTACTACCGCACGGCGGTGGCCGAGGCGATCGCGCTCGCGCCCAAGGCGCCCTACATCGCGACGGTCAAGCAGATCGCCAAATACAAGGCGATGTGGGCCGAGGCCAACCGCACGCCCCGTCCGGTGCTGCTCTACGAGCCCGATGAGCGGGTGCCGGGCGGCAAGCCGCAGCGGGAGCATCCGCCCGAGGTGCCGGCGGCGCTGATGCAGGAAGCCGCCATCGCGCGCGAAGACATCAAGGCGGTGACCGGGATCTACGATCCGTCGCTAGGCAACAAGTCGAACGAGACCTCGGGCCGCGCCATCATCGCCCGGCAGCGCGAGGGCGATACGGCGAACTACCACTTCGCCGACAACCTCAACCGGGCGCTCGAGCACACCGGGCGGATCCTGATCGACCTCATCCCAAGGATCTATGACAACGAGCGCGTGGTGCGGCTCATGGGCGAGGACGACAGCGAGGAGTTCGCGCCCATCAACCGGGTGCTCTACGGCGAGGACGGCCAGCCGGTCATGGTCAACGATCTGTCCGCCGGACGCTTCGACGTGCGGGTCTCGATCGGGCCGTCCTACTCGACCAAGCGCATGGAGAGTGCGGACGCCATGCTGCAGTTCGTGCAGGCCTATCCGGGCGCGGCCCCGCTCATCGGCGACCTGATCGCGAAGAACATGGATTGGCCGGGCGCGGAGGAGATCGCCAAGCGGTTGCGCAATGCGGTGCCGCCGCAGATCCTGGCCGATCCTGACGACCCGCAGGCGCCGCAGCCGTCACGCCCCGCGGATGATCCGGCTGCACAGTTGCAGCTCGCCAGCGTCGAGGCCGACCGTGCCGAGCTGCAGAACATGATCGATTTCCAGATCGGGCAGCCGCCCGATCTGCCGGGCGGCGTGCCGCCCGATGACGTGCCGGTAGCGTGAGCGTGCATCCCGCCCAATTCGGGCGCATGTAGACGACGAGGCAATCTCACATGGCTGATGACATCGCGGCCGGAGCATCTCCGGCCGAAAGTGCACCTGCGTCCGCATCCCTGCCCGATGAAAAGCAGGCACCCCCTCCGGCCCCCTCGGCGGCCGCACCTGCGCAGCAGCAGGAGAAGACCGAGCCCGGCGAGCCCCAGGCCGATCAGGAGAACGAGGGGCAACAGGGTGAAGAGGAGATCAAGCAGCGACGGCGTTCGGCGCGGCAGCGGATCGCCGAGCTGACGGCGCAGAAATACGCCCATCAGGCGGAGATCGCGCATCTGCGTGCCGAACTGAAACGTCTGCGCACACCCCCGCAGGTGCCTGCCGATCTGCCGATCGACGAGCAGGATGTGTTGCGGCTGCGGCAGGTGGTGCGCGAGGAACGCGCGGACGAGATCGAGACCGAGATGCTGCGCAAGGCGGAGGCGGCCGCGAGAGCGCAGCGGGAAATGCTCGAAGTCAAGATCGAGGCCATTGCCGACCGCATTCCGGATATCCGCGAGAAGATCTGGGATCCCACGCTGCCTGTCTCCGATGCTGCAGCCGAGCTGATCGCCGAGAGCGACAAGGGGGCCGAGCTCATGTACTGGCTCGCCACCCATCGCAGCGAGGCTGAGCGCATCTATCGCCTGCCGTACACCCTGCAGGCCGCAGAAATCGCGCGGATCGAGGCCCGCCTGCAAGCGGCGCCGCAGGTCCGCAAAACCTCACGCGCCCCCAACCCCGTGCCGACGGTCGGCGGCGGCATGGCGCCGGTGACCAAGGATCCGGCAGCCATGACGCAGGCCGAATACGAGGCCTGGCGGCGGGGCAAAAAGGCTTAGAAAGGACGGCCCTAAATGGCCAACTCGTATCTCACACCGAGCATCATCGGCAAGGAGTCGATGATGCAACTCAAGAACCAGCTTCGCTTCGCCAAGTTGGCGCACCGTCAGTACAAGAACGAATTCGTTAAGATCGGCGACACGGTCACCATCCGCAAGCCGGTCAAGTTCTACACGGCCGACGGGGCGACACGTGTCAACCAGGATGTCGAAGAGGGCAGCACCTCGATCGTCATCAACCAGCGCAAGCACGTGTCGTGGAAGTTCTCGACGCAGGATCTGACGCTGACGATCGAGGAGTACTCGAAACGCTACATCCAGCCCGCCACGCTGACGCTAGCGCAGACCATCGATAGCGCCGGCGCCGGGCTGTATAAAAACGTGTGGAACTCGGTCGGCACGCCGGGCACCACGCCGAACAACTACGCGGCGGTGGCGGCGGCGGCGCAGCGGGCGACCGAGATGGCGGTGCCGCCCTCGGATCGCAAGGCGGTGCTGAACTCGGCGGCGTTTCACGCCATCGCTGCCACGCTCACCACGCTCAACATGCCGCAGATGGCGATGCAGGCGTGGGAGAGTGGCGAGATCGGCAATCTCGCCGGGTTCCGGACGTTCGAGAGCGTCAACCTCAAGAACCACACGGTCGGCACCAAGGCGGGCACGCCGCTGGTCAACGGCGCCGCGCAGGTGTCGACCTATGCCGCCGTCAAGGCGACCAACACGCAGAACCTGGTGACGGACGGCTGGACGCCGTCATCGGCCGTCCTGAAGGCCGGCGACGTCATCACCATTGCCGGTGTGTACGCGGTCAACCCGGTGCCAGGCGAGGGCACGACCGGCAAGACGGTCATGCCCTATCTGCAACAGTTCGTCGTCAACGCGGATGTGAGCTCGGACGGCTCTGGCAACGCCACGCTCAGCATCTCGCCGGCGATCATCACCTCCGGGCCCTACCAGACGGTGTCGGCAGCGCCCGCCGACAACGCGGCCATCACCGTGATGGGAACGGCGTCGACGGCATATCCGCAGAACCTCTGCTTCCACGAGAACGCCTTCGCGCTCGTCACCGTGCCGCTCGAGATGCCGGACGGCGCGGCGTGGAAGGAGCGGGTGACGGACGACGGGATATCTATTCGCGTCGTCAAGGACTACGACATCACCAACGACGAGGACATCATCCGCCTCGACGTGCTGTACGGGTGGAAGGCGATCTACCCGGATATCGCGGTGAGGTTGTGGGGGTGATGCATGGCCAACGCGCTCCTGAGAGCGTCTGACCTGTTGGCGAGGGGGCCGGCCGATCCGCCGGCCCCTGATCCGTCGGCGCCGGTGCCGACCTGGGGGTACCGGGGGGACGAGGCGCGGATATTCGAGCTCGCGCCCGGCGAGAGCCTGCCCGAGGGCTGGGTCGACAGCCCGGCCAAGGCCGAACCGGCAGCGGGCGCAGCTGAGGCTGCGCCCGAGAAGCCCAAGCGCGCGCGGCGCAAGGACAAGGCAGACGATGACACACGCGAAGAATAAGGCGTCCGAAATCCGCATCGAGGCCGTCGTGACGCGTGCGGACGGCCGCCGCGAGGACCTCGGCACGGTCGCCTATTGGCACAAGAATCCCTTGAAGCGGCTCGCCTGGCGCATACGGAGGCTCATCTCATGGCGTCGCTAGTCACCAATAACGGATTGGCCAACATCACGGCGGCCTGGCACAACTACACGAGCCGGGTCAAATATCTGCAGTGGGGCACCGGCACGGGGCAGACGGCCTCGAGCAACGCGCTCGCCAACACCGCCGGCACGACGGAAGCGCGCACCGACGGCACCTCCTCGCAGCAGACCACCAACACGACCAACGATACCTACCGGGTGACCGGCACCATCACGGCGGCCGGCAGCCGCGCCATCACCGAGGTCGGCGTCTTCGACGCGGCCGGAACGGGCAGTCCGCCGAGCGGCGGCAACATGGGCGTCTACGGTGATTTCTCGGTGATCAACCTGTCGACGAACGACA